AGGAGATTCGTGACGACCTCAAGTTACACCCGCAGTTGTCTAGGTATCTTGACCCTAAGAAAGGCAACAAGACTGAGATTCACTTTACCAACGGCGCTTGGATTATGGCTACGTCTGTTGGCTCTGCGATTCGTGGTGAGCATCCGGCTTGCGTAGCTTTTGATGATGTTCTTGTAGATAGCGATGACATAAATCCTACTGGTCTACAGCAGTGGTTCAGAAAGGCTATCACACCTATGCTGAGTCCCGGTTCCTCCTTTTACGTGGTAGGCACTCCTATGTCTATGACTGACCTGTATCATACTGAAATGCTGAACAATAAGTCTTGGAAGAGTGCTTCTTGGAGTGCCATACCTAACTATGATGAATGGAAATCTAGTGATGGTGAGGTAGATGCAGAGGCTTTGTGGCCGGAGTACAGGAGTATCAAGTTTCTTCTAGAGCAGAGAGATGCCGTAGGCGAGCTAGAGTTTGCACAAGAGTATCTTTGTAGGGTAGTTGATGACGATTCCTCGGTGTTCCCACAGAACCTAGTGCGCAAGAATCTGGACTTGGATATAATTTTACAAGGCGACAGGATTCCTAACAACAAGTATGTCATAGGTTTTGACCCGTCGCAGGGTCTTGGTAAGGACTTTAGTGTCATGGTTGTTCTTAGACAGGACCCGGAGGGCTTTGTACACTTCGTAAACATGTGGCGGCGCAACGACTTCCCACCAGCGAAGCAAACTGACATGCTGATAGAGTGGGCTAAGAAATATGGCAATGCACCAGTGGCTGCGGAGGATGTGGGCTTCCAACAGATGTACAAGAGTCTTATCGAGCAGAAGGGTGCGGTAGTAGACTATCGTGCTAGTAAGGTTGGCAACAGGACTTTGAAGCAGGGCTTGATGAACAGGCTTAGGGTTTGGTTTGAGCGTGAGCTTGTGTGCTTTCCTTACGGCAACGATGAAACTAGAAGGATGGTTGAGATTATTCTTGAGGAGCTAAAGACCCATGCTTGGCGTGACGGATTGATTGTGGACTTAGGTAGACACAACGATACTGTCATGGCGTTTGCTCATGCCATAGACCAGTTTACTTACAAGAATCAAGATGTTCCTGTGGTGATGGGTACTATGAAGGGTGGGCAGTGGCTAGGTGGCACTACTAGAGGCTTGAACAGAGAGAGAAGCGGTATTGGTGGTAGAGTGATAAACAGGAGAGGATTTTGATGGCGGGGCCTATGAAGAGAAAGCAGTTGTATAGGTACTTACTGAAGAGGATGTACGAAACAGGCTACTTCGATGAGTGGCGACAGACCAGCGAGGTCTGTGACCGGGTAAACCGTGATGTTCCTGACCGCTGGACCCAGATGTCACCGAGCAGTGCGTTTAGGTACATGCGTCAGCTTCCCGTCGAAGAGAGGCACATGTGGAGCAAGACCCAGATGATAAGGCAGTGGAAAAAATTATAAAAAATATTTTTCAAAAATTTTGTTAAAAATTTCGTGTGGTGCTAGGCGACACGGTATACGTACATGTATAGGGGTATGGCGATAGACTTAAGTACTATGTGTAGAATTTATATTCGTAGTTTGGTACAATCTACGGTTCGGAAAAAACAACTACCGGGCGTTATCGGTGTGAAAATCGCACCAAAAAGGTCTAGAGGCCGGTAAAGTGGTAAAAAGCCCCTCTAGTTACCTAGTCCCCGAAAGCGGAGAGTCTGCCCAAAGTGTTCAGACTTGGTGATACCAATCGGGAGCGACAGGACCGAAATAATACCATCGTCATAGGGCGCAGACCTGCCCACTAACTGACGTTAAGGATAGGCACAATCAAGGAGGTAAACAGGAATGTCATACAACGACTCCCTAACATTCTGCGTGGCAGTTAATTGTGAGATTACATTTTCTCGCGAGGAACTGCTAGAGCAGTCCGGTCAAGACTTGTTTGGCGACTACTACAACGACATTGTGGTCGCTCTTGAGTCCCTCGGACTGTGCTTCGTAGATGCTGAGATATTGTAGGATTAGTAACTCAGCTCCTAGACCAATGACGAACGGCTCATGCAAATGGGTGGCCCTTCCGAGGAACACAGCCCATCATACCAAACGGGGGGGTAGGCTCGGAGCCTAACGCCAGAGCATCGGCGCCCCCCCACCATTGGAGGTAAGTACATGACTAATACAGTACGTGTATCTGACTGGACCGAGGGACATGGCCTCACAGAGGCCGGGTTTCCGGACCCCAACTGGCGCACCTTTTGCGAGGTGTGGCCCTGTGAGGGGCCTTGCCCAGATTGGGACCCTAGTGATAAGGACCACCATAACGAGTACCATTGGATTTGTAAGATAGTCTACGGTACCACATGGGGGCACCTACACTACGGGAAGGGCAACACAGTGCATCAAGCGATGCGTGAAGCCTTTACCAGTGCAGTCAAGGCCGGAATGCCCATTCGTTGGGCACCCGATGACCTAGACTTGTAGGTGGTCCAATAGTTGGATGGGGATTTCCACTCCCGACGAATCAACGTGGGACCGGGGCGGGCGGTATACCCTGCACATACTCTAGACATCCCAAGTCCTCGGCGGATTGACAACCCGCCGGGGCATCCAATGGAAAGAACAGGAGGTAAACCCTATGAATAGAAAAGATAGTTTTAGGATTCCAACCAAAGGTAAATCCCAGCGTATGGTCATGGCAGAAATTGATGCCTTGATTGAAGCTAGGATGGAAGCTCTTGAGGATGGTATGTGTTTGAATACTACAATCGTATTACCACAAAATAACTTGAGATATGGTGAAGTAATCGTGGACTTCGACGTAAAGCCGAAGTCGTGAACCTTTGAATGAACTCCAGCAACCCTTTGGGGTTCTAGTAGGAGGTGATAACGTGGTATGGAAACCTAGATACCGAGATGGAAGTAAGCCGGGTTACTCTGGTAGATACTTCGCTACTGAGATGCAGTCACCAGCCACTCTTCATGAGTGCGGTGGCCCTCAGTGGACGGAGTGTTTCCTTGAAGCCTATGACGCATTTCTATGCGACATGGGTGTGGAGGACTTGTCCTTTTGGAGTACAGTGTATTGTGCTTCATGTGGCAAGCTACTAGATGTACATCTGGTTTCCGACATCGAGGAGGAGGAGTGACACGCCTCAGTAAGCAACGTGTATAATGACGATAGCCCAAGTCCTCGGTTCGGCCGGGGCAACTCAACAAGGAGGTGATAATAATGAGTGATAAACACCAGAGAAGATTTGCATGGGCAAAAGACGTACCAGTCCACCCTAACATGATTAATCTGGCTAACAGATTTAGAGCCAGTGATTATGAAAGACACATACAGGACATAGGTGTAAGGATGGTATTAATGAGTAGTCTACTACCTAAGCTGACTGCACATGAATTGCACATGCTCTGCTCTGACAGAGCAACCGTCGCAATCGTAGATGAAGACGATAACGACGACTATCTGATAACGATAGAGTTTGACGAGAAAGCCCTTTAGTTAGGTATCAGATATCGAGTAACCCAGACTAGCTAGACTAGGACGTAACGGGTCAGTCATTCCCTTCGGGGAGTGGCTGGCCCTTTTTTTTATTTGCACTCTGGGTGGGCGGGACCCATCAAAAACGCGCCTCCGGCGGGGGCTCCCATATATATACCTACCGGTAGGGTGGGTGGGCCCCCCAAAAAGCACCCCTCGCCCGCAGACCAAACGGGCGGGGGCTTACGTCCTCTTTCCCCTAAAGAGTCTAGATACTAGAAGTCCTACTGAAGAACTTTTTTCTCTGCATTCCATGTACCGTAATACCTGCTTATCGGATTACCACTTGTGTCCGTTTTGGTATACGTAGCAACCAATGTGCCAGACGGACAATCAGTTAGATAGTACCAACCGCCTCCGCCAAACATACTGTAATTGTAGCCTCTTGGCTTTTCGCCCGCTTTTATCCAACGGTTGATTTCAGCCTTAGACTTTGCTTCAATGTATATCTTCATGCGCCTGTTCACCTCCAATTGTAGCTAGGAGGGGGGTACTATATATACCCTTCGATAACTTTATACCCCCCCTGCCCCAAAAAAAGAAAAAAGAAAAGAATCCAAAAATTCAAACTTAGGGTGGGTGGGTCCCTTCAAAAAGGGCGCTCCGCATAGGGCCCTAGTATATATACTTTCGCACAGGGCGGGTGGGACCCTCAAAAGGTATATATACCGCCTAGTGTTCGGGGTGAGGGGGCCGAAGCCCCCCCACATTTTTCGTTCAATCGTATTTTGACATTGACACTCCTGCGTGATTCCAAGCATCCTCTTGTAGCTTCTCTACTTCGACATCTGACATGTTAATGTCGTAGGCATACCACATGGCCTCGACTAATTCCATGCAAGCTGTCATAGCTATCTCTGCCATTCTAAGCTCGGATAGCCAGCTCACGTTCTCAGCGCCGT